ATGAGGTTCTCAAGGCGATGGCCGAGGGCGAGGTCGCTCTGGCTGATGCCGAAGAACTGAGCCACATGATCCAAGGTGACGGTGGCTTTGCCAACGGTCACATCGGAGCCGGGTTCAAAGTTGGTCGGGTTGACAGCGGTGGCGCTGGTTGCCGAGACGATGGGCACCTGAATGGTGTCCTTAGCTTTCTTCACTTCATTGCTGAAGTCAGTGGTGAAAAGGCGCAGAGGAGCGAGGCGGTTAGCCAAGACCGTCTGGACTTGTTGCGAGATGGTGGCGACCACCAGCCCGGAATCGAATACGTTAGCCATATCTTTGGTTGATTAGGTTGGGTTTGTTGGTTGTTGGGTTTTCCTTAGCTGGTGGCTTTGGAAAGTGAGGCGCGAGCGGCCCAGATGGCCTTCTTGTGCTGCGCGTAAAGTTTGTTGCTGGCCGCAAAGTCCTTGGCCTCGACTGCGGCCATCCACTGCGCCACGGGGTCGGCCTCTTCGGACTTGGCAACCGGGGCGACTGTTGCGGCGGAAACGCCTGCGGATTTCTCCAGCGCGGCGAAAGCGTCTTTGACTTTGGAAAGCTCGGCCTCGGCAGCTTCGGCGCGGGCGATGGCTTCGGCCTTCTCGGCTTCCAGCGCGGCGAGCTTTTCGGCGGAATCGTCGGCCTTGGCTTCGGGCGCGGCCTCTTCGATGGCGGGCTCTTCGGTGATTTCGGGCGCAACGGCCTCGACGGTGACGGGCGCTTCCTCAACGGCGACTTCGACCGCAGGCGCGGCGACTTCGGTTTCGGTGGCGACGGAGTTGGTTTCGTCCATGCGCCTTGCAAAAGTGTCAAACCTGTGGCGCAAATCCTTGGCGCTCGCGGCGGCAGGAATGCCGTCCTCAATGGCGTCCACAAAGCCGAGCGCGGTGGCTTCCAGCGCCGTCAGCCATGTCTCTTCGTCCATGAGTCGGCTGATCTCTTCGGCGGGCATCCCGCTTTTGCGCTGATAGCCGCGCACCAGCGTGGACTTCATGGTGTCAAGCAAATCGGCCTGCTTGCGAAGATCGTCAGCCTCGCCAGCGGCAAGCGTCCACGGGTTGTGGATCATCAAAAGAGCGTTTTCGCTCATGTAAGTCGGCTTGCCCGACATGGCGATGTAGCTCGCCATCGAAGCCGCGAGGCCGTCGATGTGGACGGTGACGCCGCCTTCGTGGCGGTTTAGCGCGTTGGCGATGGCACTTCCGTCAATGATCTCTCCACCGGGGGAGTTAATTCGGACGTGAACGTGCTGGCCTTTGTATTCGCGCAGTTCTGCGATGAACTCTTTTGCGCCGATGCCGAACGCACCGATTTCGTCGTAGATAGAAAGCTCAACCTCGCCGCTCTTGTCGGAAGAGTTTTTAAACGCATACCACTTCTGGGTCATGCACCCTCGCGGGTGTCAAACGTCTGGCGTGGAGTCGGGCGGGGTCGAACCGCCGTCCGTTGCGTCCTCTTCGTCCGCAGCGTCGATGCCAGGTTGCGACCCCGAAGGTGGCGCGGTGATAGGAGAGCCCGGCGCGGGCGGAAATACGTCTGTGACGCTCAACCCTGCCGCCTCGCACTTTTCTTTGCGCCGAACAGCAGCAGCAATCGCCGCATCTTCTTCGGCTTCTTCGTCCAGCCCGTGCATCTCGGCAAAGCGACGGGTGGACATTGCGCCTGTGCGGACAATCTCTAAGAGCGCCTTGGTGTCGCGGCCAAAGTCCACCGTGGCGCGGGCGGGCGGGATGAAATCCACTCTCCACCAATCGTCACGCAGCGGCAGGCGTCCCGCCTGGATCTCCGACCAGACCCAATACTTCCAGAAGCGGCGGCAGAACTGATTGATGAGCCATTCCTGCAATTCGGAGAAAAAGACCTGTGCGTCGGCCAGCACATAGCGAGTATTGGCCCCGCCGATCCCGGCCACCGACCAAAGCATTTCGGGCGATACACCGATGCCCCAAGAGATGTCGCGGGCGAGAAAATCGAGGAACTGCTGGAAGTTGTTGCCGGGGTGTTCGTTTTTGAATTGCTGCAACTTGCTTCCGGGCGGCAACTGCACCACGCCCGATTGCGAGTAGAGCTTGTCGAGCGTCACGCTTCCCGTGGAAGCATCCTGCTTCTTGAGCGCGGCCCCCATGCCAATCTGCATGGCGTCGGGCGACTCGATGATAAAGGCAGGCTGGCTTGCCAGCTTGAACGTCTGCTTGGTGAAGCTGACGATATCAGCCATGTCGTGCAGATGCAGGGCTGCGCGGGCCAACCATGACGGGCTGCGCGTGTAGCCGATGCGGACAGGGCGGCGGAAGTGCAAGATGTCATCGGCAGAGACATCGGTGAAACGCTGCGCGTCGGCGCTGCCAAGGATGCGGTATTGTGTCGGCCTGCCGTAGCGATCCGTCCGCACGCCGTCCTGCCATTCGTCCTGCGCCAGCGGGGTCGAGGCGTTGCCTACTTGCTCGGCCCCCATGAACCGAACCAGGGCGCGCCCGCTCTCGCTTTTGATGAACTGCCCGAAAAAATCGCCGTCGATAGCAACGTGGCGGATGATGAAGCTCTGCGCCTCGTAGAAATTGACCTGACCGCCCGCGTCGAAACCAAACGCCTCGCGGCCTACCGAATCCTCAAACAGTTCTTCGGCCTGTTTGTTCCACGCATCGTCCGACGTGCGAGCGGCGGGGATGATGCCCGTGCCGCAGACATAACGCGCCACGCCATCCACGGCGCGGGCGGCGAGGCCCACGTTGTTGTAGAGCCAGCGCGCCTTCCGCATGATATTGACCCGCGTGCCGTTGGTAAGCTCGTTGCGCGGCTCCACCGTGGGCATATAGATGAACGTCCTGCCCGGCTGATAAAGTTCGCCTGCCTCATAGGCTGCATTTTTGGCATCGGGCTTGCGTGGCCTGCCTGCTCCGGGGCGCGCTCCACCGCGCTTTGATTTCGTTTGAATTTCCGCCACGCCTGCGGCGGTCTGTCAAATCACAGGCGCACGGGCGCTTCCGACCAATCGGCGTAAACCATGCCCGCGCTGCGGACTTTCGTGGGCTCGGCAGACGGGGCGAGGTCTTCGATCAAGTCTTCGACCAGATTCAGAATGTCGGCCTTGCTGTAACGCTTGGCCTGGCCGCTGGTGCTGCCGCCCTCAAAGCCCGTCGAGGTGATGACCACTTCGCTTTCCGCCGAGGCAAACAGCGCGGTTGCCATCGTCTGCAATTCGGAAAGCGTCTTAGTGCGCTTCAGGAATTTGCGGATGCCAGCAAGCTCGGAGGTCATGCTTGGGGCTTACCTGTCAAAGCCTCTTTGGCCTTGCGATATTTCTCCCAACGCACAGCGATAGCTGCTTGGGCTTGCTTGCGTGTGCGGGCCTTGCTTGCCCCCTTAACCTTGCCGCCCTTGCTGCCAGTGGCGCGGGTGTCCACAAAACTTGCTGGCAAAGGCTTGTTGCAGTTCGGGCACTTCACGCCCGCGATGTTAGAGGGCATCGTTGCCGACCTCAATAGGAAGCTGAAGTTGCGGGTCGGCGGCTTGAACGCGGGCGACTTGAACAAGGTGCGCGTGGCGAATCACGATTTCGGTGAGCTTGAGCGCGGAGGCGAGATCGTAGTCGTGCTGCTCGTTGAAGTGCGCGGCGGCGTGTGCGATTTCGGTGATGTTCATTGTGTCTCCTTGGTTGACTTGGCGGCTGCCTCGTAGATGCGGCGAAGCTGATACATGGCGAAAGCAAGCGCCTCCGGTGAGTCTGGCTCAAAGTAGGACTCCAGCACTTCGGCTACGGCTTGGCGTTCGGTGGCGTTCATTATTTATGGAGCGAGCGCACCCAGTAGAGTCCGTCAGCGAGGTTGACTGTGCTTTTCTTTTTCGGGATGTGATACCAAACGGAACCACTGCCGCGCAGCGACGTGCGTTTGCCGTATTTGCCGCCAGCACGCTGAAGCGTAATGGCAACGCAAGCCGTGACTGTGGATGAACTCGCTTGCGCAATAACAACGGTGCGTGCGCCCAAAACGTCCTCGCCGTATTCCGTAATGGTCGTCTTGATGTCGCTGCTTTTTAGGCTGTCAACAATGCTGTGGAACTCGCGCTCCGCTTTGCTGATTTTGTGTGTGGTGTGTGTTTTCATTACGCTCTAAAAATACGCCAGCCGCTTGCGTATGCAAGGCCAAAACAGCACTTTTTTGAAAATATTTTTGCCCCCTGCTAACCCCTTGATTTTGGGGGTTTTACTCTGTGGGCGCGGGGGCAGGCTGCGCCTCAAAGTGCTGCCGCATGACCCACCAAGTCACCAAATGCAGCTTTGTGCAGTCGCCGTAGTGGTCGCCCGCTACCTTCTTCCAGACGCGGCCTTTGGTCTTCTCGCTCTCGATGATCTTCTGCCCCATGTGCCCAAGCAAAAAGTCTTCACCCGTGTCGGATGGGAAGTGCAAAAGCGGCGGCGATTTCTTGGCGATGCGCTCGATGTAAAGCGCCACTTTGGCCGAGAAGTCCACATAGCGGTAAAGCACGAGCGTCGGGTAGTCTTTCAAGTGCGAAGCATCCCATGTGCCTGCCTGTGCTGCCGATCCCTTGGACGGAAAGAACACGCCCCCCGAACGGGCGCACGTTGCATAAACGCGCTCTGTGAAGTCGCCCGAATCGACCAACCCGCATTGGATGCGGATCGGTTCTTCGCGTCCCTCCACGCGCCATTCCATGCGCGCCACGAGCGGGATCAAATCTTCGATGGCGAAGGTCGTGCCGTAGTCGATCACATAAGACTCGCCGCCTTCCGTCCACGCTTGCACGCTCCAGTGCGTTTGCATTTGGCCGGGGTCAGCGCAAAGCGTGACCAGCACGGGCTCGACGGGCATCTGGCCGCGCTTGTAAGTCGCATCACGCATCGCCACCACCGCATCGTCGCTAACGTGCGCCGTGCGGTCTTCCCATCGCTGGGCCATGCGCTTTTGCAGGAATTGCTTTCGCGGCTCGCGGTCGCCGCGTTGCCAAGCCTCTTCGGCCCTGACCCACTCGGACGCCAACTTTGACCACGGCACCCACCACACCGTGAGCGCGTTGTAGTTAAAGGCCAACCGCCCGGTCATGCCGTCAGCCACTTGGATGTATTGCCCTGTGGCGCAAAGTTGTCGGCGTTGCTCCGCGTTGTCCTCAAAGCGCGCATCGCACCCGGCACAAACCATGTGCGTGGTGGCCGCGAGTCTGTCCCAATCCATTGACCCGTCCTTTTTGCGCTCGCGCTCAAAGCGCACCATTTCAAAGCGCCACGGTTGACGGCGTTGGCAATGCGGGCACTCCCATTGCCATTGCCATTGCTCGCAAAGGTCTTGGGCCGCGTGGAAATCGTCACCCTCTTCGCCGCCTTGGCTAACCAGCACCACCCGGCTATTCCATCGGTCGTGCGTGCGGCGGCGGAACTCTTCGACCATGCCGTGCTTCCAGCGCCACACCTCGTCACCGATACACCAGCGGATCGACTTTTCTTGGAGGTTGCTGATGTTGGCCCCGCCGATGAAGAGCGGCATATGGGGGAAGAGGATCTCGGTCTTTCGTTTGGCGTGGCGGTCTTTGGGGAATAGCCGCGCCACGGGTTCGGTGGCGTTGAAGACGGGGGCCAGCCGCGTCTCGGCCCACTCCTTCGATAGCTCGTCCGTCTGCCCCGCAAAGAGGGACGGCCCCGGCGCTTGCGATACCACCCACGCCAGAAGGCACTCAAAGAGCGTGGTCTTGCCCGATCCGACCGGGGCGCAAATCACCACCTCGTCGTTGGTGTCCTTGGCAATCTCTTCCAGTGGCGCGTTTAGCCAGGGCGCGGTATCTCTGCGGAATCGCGGGTTGCGCGCCGAGTGCGGCAACTCAACGTGCCGCTCTGTCCATTCGACAATGCCGAGCTTCTCAGCGGCATCGACGGTTTCACTGAAGCCCTCTGGCAGCATCGGCAACAGCCCTCCTTGCCTTCTGGACTTCTTTCTCGATGACGGGAGCCATCTGCGCTGCGGCCAGCCCCTCCAACTGGCCCGGCAGCACAGCAACCAGCGAATCCATGCAAGCCGCAACTACAGCACCGAGCGCCATCCCCTGTTCGCGCACCGAGTCCTTGGCGATGTATTTGCCTTCGTCAATTTCCAGTTGGCGAGCAATGCGCTGGCATTCCAGTTTTACCTTGAGGAGTTTAGCCTGCCCGTAGTCTTGGACGGCGGCAATGTCACCGAACTGGTTGGCGAGGTTGAAGGCTTGTCGCCTGCCAACCCCCGCAACCTTTTGTGCGGCATTGGCCGTCTTGGCTTTAGCTCCGCGCTTTGTGCAATTTTTTGCAGGAATGCTCATAAATCATGTGTAAATGACGCCCAAAC